TTTTTTCATAGTCCTTTTGGTACTTACATGTCCTACATTTTGATATTAACTTTCCGCTAAGTGGATCTCGATATCCTAAGCACTGTGTAGTACTGTATTTATATATATCAAAGCATTTTGGTGGTATCATATTGTTACCCCTTCAATCCTGCTTCTACATCTTTTATTTGTTGTTGGATGTAGAACATTGCTTTGTGTAAGTCGGCAATTTCTGCAAATTTATCACCTTTTAAGCCTGCCCTCCATAGATATTTGATAGCATTTCCTATACAAAAATTATGGTGCTTGGCTATGTCCAGACATTCAATGCCCGAGGGATGGGAATTGTAATGGCTTGGATGATTGACTTGGTCTGAGGTACATTCTTTATTCATCCTGATACAACTAAAACATGGTTCCTCATTAGGGGCTGTCCTTTCATTTGGGCAATTTATACATGGATTATTTATATCGAATCCCATCTCATTCCTCTCCCTCCCATACTTGTGATGCTGTACTTCTTAGGGCTTCTATAAAGCCATCGTCCTCTATTGCGTCGTCCTTGAGGCCTAACTTTTGGCGTTCTAGGTCTAGTTTTTGTTCCATTAAATCTACTTTCTTTTCCTCTATCCTTTGTTTCCAGTCCTTTGGCATACAGTCAAAATAGCGTTCTAGCTTTTCTAAAGCAGCTAACTTGTCATATAACTCAACTGTTATGCCATCTTTTCCTTGTTTAACCTGCTTTATTAGTTGGCCATCGATTAAATCACTGTTATTTAGCTTTAGTTTATTACCACTAAACTCAACAAAGTCGGTAACATCGGCAAAAGCTATTCGTGCATATTTTTCAATAATATCAATGGCATCTATTTGGCACTTTTTACTTATATGCAGTTTAAGCCACGCTATGTATCTGTTAACTAAGGGCTTCCTTCTTACTTTATAGCCAACTACATGTGCTCCGCTAGATTTATATCCTGCCTTAATACAAGCCATCTTGATGTTGTAACTCTTGATGTAATACTCACAAAATAAAACTTCTTTGTCAAGCATCCCTTCGGTTACTTCATCTCTGGTCATGTCTAATAGCTCTTCTTCTGATTCTTCTGTATATATTTTACGAATTACTGTTGGCATATTTTCCCTCCTCATAAACAGCACGAAAGGGATAACCGAAGTCACCCCTGCATTCATGCCATTTAGACCATGCTTACTTGTTTCGTATTTGTTTTTGTCTGTAGTTTTTAATTATTCGTAACCTTTCCGCCAATTGTTCTCTATAGCCTGTCATATTGCAATTATCACAATTAAATTGCTGGTTAAGATAGAAAGCTTTGTGGAACTCTTGGCATCTCTTACAAAAGCTATTTTTGAATTCTGTTTCATCTACTGCGCTAAATACTTCTAATTTGTAAGTTGGTAAATCAGCTTCTTGTATTCTGTTTATATTCCACATTAATTCGCCGACTTCAACTTTAATTTTTAGTAGGTTATTAGCAACCCACTTACATGCTTTTAGATATGCTTCCTTACTGTCATTATGTTCGAATGTTTCTTGCCATACCTTAGTAACTATCTTCATCGCTTACTTCCTCCTTGAACAGTGCGCCATCGACTTTTTGTTTTATAAGCCGTGAAATTAAATTGGAAGCTTTTTCTTTAGTCAACTTGTTTTGGTCTCTGTTGGATATGTCTATGCCTAGTTCTTCGCATAGTTGGCATATCTTTTCTAATTGTGGCACCGTTGCTTGAGTTGTGTTTCCTAGTACACAATCCCTATTTCTACATTTATTATTACTTAACATCATACATTTACAGTATGGACAGAATTTAGCGTTTGACCTCATAAGCTTACCTCATTTTTATTTTGTATTTGCATATGATTGTCCCCTAAATAATGCGATTAGTTATTCTTTCAACCTCTCGTTTTGCAATTTTATCTACTCTTTCATTGTATAAATCGCCAGAATGGCCTTTGACTTTTACAAATGTTACATCTAGTAAGTTTATTACAGATAATAATTGTATCCATAAATCTTTGTTTTTAACTGGGTCTCCATTAACTGTTCTCCACTTGTTGACTACCCATTTGGTTATCCACCCCTTGTTGATTGCATTTACAAGGTATGCTGAATCACTTATTATTTCTACTTTTTTGATATTTAATATGTTGGCTAACTTTAACGCCTCAACTGCTGCTTTTAACTCCATACGATTATTGGTTGTTTCCCTCTCCGATCCAGATATTTTCTGAATTTCAGTGGCTAGGAGTATTATTGCCGCCCAACCTCCCGGACCTGGGTTACCACTGCATGCTCCGTCTGTGTATATTCTAGTCTTCACTTTACGTTTACCTCCCGCTATTTCTTAAAGTTTTTCTTGATGTATGCATAAAGGTATAACGTGGATTTGGCTAATATTTCAAAGAGCGATATGCCATATACTGTTGCTAGGTGTTGGTGGTTGCCTGTTTCTTTAATCATTGCACTCCAACATCTATCTTTACTGTTCCTGAGTATATAACCTAAGCATATCGGATATTTATTTTCTATTTTAGTCAAAAACTTTTCAAGGTTGTCTAGGCTTACTGCTTCCTCTCTGAAGGCCGGTAATTCCTCTAACCTATTTACTATCATCTTTAAGTTTTTCTTGTCCCTACAATCAAGCAGTAACAAGTCCGATATCTTCATTTTGTCACATCCTTTATGCTAAGAAATGTGTAGCCAGTACATACTTTTTCAATACATACTGGCTACACTATGAGGATTAGCTATGATTAAATGTCCCAATCGTCGTCATCATCGACCTTTTTGGACTTCTTCTTTGGCTCTTCTTTTTTGGACTTTCTTGGTGCTGGTTCTTCATCTTCATCATCTTCGTCTTCGTCATCTTCTACAACAGGCTTCTTCTTTTTCTTTGGTTCTTCTACAACCTTTTTGGACTTCTTAGGAGCTGGTTCCTCATCCTCATCGTCCTCATCTTCGTCCTCATCGTCTTCAACTACTTGCTTCTTGGACTTTTTAACTTCCTCTTTCTTTACTGGCTTCTTTGGCTCTTCCTTTGCAGCCTTCTTAGCTGGTTTTGCTTCTTCAACTTCCTCTGTTTCCTCTACTTCATCAGTTGCTTCGCCTTTGAGGGCTGATTCTAACTTTCTAGCTGATACGTAGGTAGGAATTACATCTAATAGTTTGAGTAAGCCTTCTTCAGTCATGCAGTTAACTGCAAAATTTGGGAACCTTCTGCCGATATCGAGGATGTCCTCTACCTTGCCTGCTCTAATTGCTCTTACTGCCTCTCCAACTTTCCAATTTTTAGCCATAACATTTCACCTTGCTCTTTCCGCCACTTTGGGCTTTTAATTTTTATTTGTGAAGGGCTGTGCCCCTCCTAAGAACTATTATTTTAAAGTCATACAATCTTGACTAAATCAATTTTATCTAATACGTCTTTAGCATCAGAGTTGTCAATGTATAGGAATGTTCCTCCTTTAGCTTCAACCGTGCATCTATCTAAACTTCCTACTGTAGATAACAACCATGCTAACGTTCCTTTACCAACCATTACCTTTGTTCCTTTTTTTATTGTCTGGCCTTCATAAACTACATTTGAATTTGTTATTCCTAAAGCTATTTTCTTTCCGATTTGTTTTGCATTCATTTTATTTTCTCCTCTCAAGAACTAATTAATTACCATATATACATTATATCAAAACTACGATAGATGTACATACTTTTTGTAAATATTTTTACTTTTTTTTAGGAATATTTATTCCCTTCACTAAGTATTTCATTTTCCTGTTTTGTTATGGCCTCATTTAAGGCATCTCTAAGGTTGTAGAGACCTGTTAAGTTTTCAATGATAAAAGCACCTTTCATGAATATACTCGTAACCTTATTACCTTCCTCGATAAGCAACTGTTGGGCCATGGTAAAGGTTCCATTGGCTTCATCTTTGCTTATTACTACATTCCTTGTGCCTTTTATCCTTGCACTTGATAGCTCCTTGTATTGCCTCTTACTCATTATCCTCACCTGCCTCTTCAATTTCTGCCTTAAATACTACCTTGAATGTTGCACCCACTATTTCATTGATGTTTTGTGCTTCTACATGGTCCATCAAGGAGTTAAACTTTATGATGCCCTGCCCATCATGGTCTACCTTTATTTCTTTAATCATGAAGGTTCCAAGGGCTAATGATTCTTGGTCCTCCACCTTTACATTAATTGAGATGTTCTCATTTAAGAACTGAATTAGCTTGATATAATTAGGAAGTTCTTCATAAGCGAATACCATCCCTAGGTCTACCGATTTATTGTTTTTGATACTGTGTCCATTATATTTAGCTAAGCTCTTGACTTTCGTTGCTTTTGCCATTCCTTCCACTCCTTATCTTTTTGTTGCCAAAAGGCTTTTTTGTTCTTGGGGCTGCTTTTTATTACCTTTGCACCTTCTGGCCCTACTTCTTTGATTGTTGTTTCTACCTCCACATCTGGTGGGATTATGCTAACGTAGCCTGTGTTCAAGTACTCATTTATGCTGTTTAAGTCTGATGGTCTTATCAATAAAAATGTCTCATTTGATTGCAAGAACTGGATAACAAACAAAGGAAGCTTGTGTGCAACTATCGCATTGTAGTCCAGCCTGTGTATGTCTTGTAAGTTCACTTTGATGCTTTCTGCATCTGTGCTTTTTAATTGGGCTAGGATATGTTCATTATATCCGTCCTCTTTTTCTATCCAGCCAGCGCCTGAGGCTTTAGTTGCTTTCAAACCTAGCTGTTCCATTGTTTCCTTTTCGTTTTTTAGGTAGAATTTACTACTTCTTCTCATGTATTTTCACCCCAAGCTCTTTTATTTTTACTACCCTCTCTTGTGGTTCCTCTTGGAAAATAGCTTGATAATCTAGTTCATGCTCTTTACACCAACCTTTCATATCTTCTATGGTGACTAAGCCACTGTTGATACATTCAAACTGCCTTGATGCCCTTTCTAGGAACTTCTCTATTCTTTTCTTACCAAAACCAAACTCATCATGTAGGGATATAATAAACGTTGCCGTTAAATCCCATACAGCTAGTTGTAAAGCTTTCTTTCTTACCAGATCTATTTCACTCATCATCTGATTGTGGGTGGTTTTTCGTATGTCCTCTTTTGTGAGGTTGTAAGTTTCTTTCTGGGCTTTCTTTGCATCCCGTTCTTTTTGGCGCCTTTGTTTGCGGTTTAATTGTGCCATGGGGTAGCCTCCTATTTACTTTTTGTAGGTGCAGCCTTTTATCTCTTCTAAGTGGCTAATTAGTACCTTTTTACATATCAATCTTACTTTGGTTATTCCACTTGAAAACTCTATTTTGTCTGTCTCATACCTAGGTGGGTTCTTGGCTTCTTGCCTGATTTGTGATAGCTGCATGAGCTTGGCTTGAATAGCAAGTATCTTTTCTATTTCACTCTCTGCATTAGTTGTGACCATTGATTCTAATAACCTTAGCTCATCTAAGCATTTGTTATGCCTTGCAATGTAAAGCAATGCTATTGGGTCTATTCTTTGTCCTAGCGTTCTTGTTTGCATTGTTGGGCTCCTCTTTTCATTTGGTAGTACAAGCTTTCAAAGTATTCTTGCATTTCACTTCTTAACTTCTCATTTTCTTCTCTAAGAAACTCATTTTCCTTCTTTACCCTGTCGTATTCCTCCTCAGGGACTAAACCTGAATAGCCATTTGGTACTTTCATTTTAGCGCCTCTTTTCGTTATACTTTAGTAGTTGGTCAATAAAATCCATAAGATACATTTTATCAGGGGTATTCAATTTGCTAAATAGATTGAATCCTGAGGCCTTGTTGAATCCCTTAAATAAATAATACCATCTAGACTTTCGGGCCTCTTCTGGGTACCTTAGAATTAATTCCTGAATTTGCCTTACATTGGCATCATATACATGGTCCTGAGCAATGCTCATGTTTAACTCATAATATAAGATACACTGTACTACTATCCATTTTTGAAGCATTTCGATCTTGGTCAGAATTGACCAATACGGATTTTTGAATTTCATAATGCAATCCCTCTTTTGTTAACATAGTCTTCTTACCACTAGTGATTTTGCCAATTGCTAACATTCTCTTTTGCATCTTTGTTCTCCTTTGTACCTTTATACTATCCTTAGTGCTAATAAAAAGGGAGCAGGATTTGAACCTGCATGGCGTATATCTAAACCTGTATGCTCCGAATGCCGCCGTTTTACCAATTAAACTATGCCCTTTAGGGGGTGGGAGGTTGCCCTCCCGATTTTATTATGACATACATAAGAGGATTATTGCTGAATTAATCTTAAGGCATTGTTGTATCTGTCTGTGTTGTTTGTCCTGAAGGTGTTTATTGTATCTTTATCCATGCCTTTGAATATTGCTATCTTTAATAACTCAGTTATTTCTAACTTTCCTTCTAGCTTTCTTACCATTGTGATGCATCTATAACTGAATGTTGCCCTAATTCCTTTTTGCTTAGCTTGTGTCCTTAGGGAGTGGATGAAGTCCACTAATTCTATATTTCCTTTACAAAGGTGTAGCTCAATCCTTTTACTGTAATCAAACTCTATTATAGCGAATCTATCAAGTGTTGCTTGGTCCAGTACCAACCTTCCTGTGTATTGCTCATCGGCACCATTTCCTACTGTGTTTCCTGCAGCTACCACTCTAAAATCTTCATGTGCCTCTACCTTGCCATGCATTGGGAAGTCAAAGTATCCATTTGCGATTGCCGCATTGAGTAGTACTAAAACTTCTGGAATACTTGCATCCATCTCATCTAAGAAGAATAAACCGCCATTTGTGAATGCCCTGTAAAACTCTGTTTCGTGGTATTTACCTGAGGCATCTATGAATCCTGTCAGCTTGTATTCCTGCTGGACTGAATTTGTGAAGTAGAAGTCTAAACCTAGGTCATTGGCTATCTGTTCCAATGTGTGGTTCTTACCTGAACCAGCTGGTCCTACTAAGTACACTGGAATGTTTGCATCTATGCAAGCTTTAATTTGGTCAAACTTTTCATGCCTAACAACTCCATCATCAACTACCTCTATCTTTTCAACTATTGGTTCTTTAACTTCTGGAATTTTTGTAACCTCTTTATCAACTACTGCTTCGGCAATTGATTTATAATTTCCAACCCACTCGATGTTTGAAGATTTAAAACCATCCCATTCAAAGCTGTAAATATCTGTATCTAGGTTAACTAAGATCTTTCCTTTGAAACTACCTGTCTTTCTTTCGTAACCTTTTCTAAGAATCCACTTATCTTGTCCTTCAACCTTTAGCATGAAGTACCCTTCATACTTGAAACTTTTATTGATTGCTACTATTTCTTTTCTTACCTTTGCCATTTTAATTTCCCCCTTCGCTTCTTGCGAACTAAATTTGTTTTTCCTTACATTACTATCTTACCACAACCTTGGGAAATTGTACATACTTTTTTAAAAATTATTTGAAAGTTTTTATCACATCATCTACTTTATTGAGGTTAAACTCTTTTGGGATTGTGTATTCATTTTTGCTTGTTATTTGCTCAATTTCTATTGGCCTTCCGTACCCATTAGTGTATCCTTTATCTGTAACCTTAGGATTTACTTCTAACCATCTGAATAACATCCTTCTTAGCATTGATGGGTGAGCCATGATAAACGATAACTTGCTAACATTTATTCTTTCACCGGCATTTTTAACTCTAATTTTTAATCCTACTTTCTGACCTCCCCATGAATCACTTGCCATGCACAGGTTTAAGTTAACTCTTATTCCTTTTGTTTCAATTGCCTTTATAAGGGCCAAAGCTTTTGCACTTTCCTCAATTATTTCTTCTGTTGAATAAAATGCATTGTAGCTCATACTTTTGTTTATTGTAATTACTCTGGCTTTTTCTACTACTTTCTTTTGGTTAACCATGCTTGTTGGTAGGCCTTGTAAATATCTAGGAACTGAAACTTGGAAGCCAACTACATCATAGAAATTTCTTACCACCTTATTAAATCCTACGTCTTTACTTTTTAACTGGAATTGTTTTTCTAACTTCTTTGCTATTTCTTCACATCCATGCTTTAATAGGTCTTGTGCTTCCTCATAACTTTTAGTACCTCTCCAATCAGCATCATCTTTTCTTGAGCTTCCTAGTGTTTCCCATCTAAATACTGAATTAATTGGTGCGTTGTTTATAAACTGTTCAAACTCTTGGATGTTGCTAAACTCCATTACTTCTATTCCTTTAACATTTAATTCATTCATATAATATTCCTCCGTTTTCTTAAACACTATTTATTCCTTACACTACTATCATAACATATTCACTACTAATTGTACATAACTATTTTACTATTTATTAAGTATAGTAGTTATAGTAGTATAACCTTATATAAGCAGTAGGGTACTGCTTACCGCGACGATACGCGTGAAAGGGGCTTGCTCTCGTGGTCTTAGCTCTCTAATATCAGATTGCGGTGTTTCTTAGGTAGAAAAGCGTATAATGCGATGCATGCCGAATCAGCGGCATCATCATCATAAACAGCGTTTCCCTTCCTGTCTGTACCTATACAGCAATCAAATCCTAAGCATTTTACATACTTTAAGGTAGGAATTTTATTTGCTAATTTACTTTCGCCTTCACCTTTTGTAGTACCTACTATTTTACTTTTCCACGCCCTAGTATCAACACTAAAAACCTTTACATTATAACAATAAGCCGTGTCTACAATGGTGGCGATTAGTGCTCCCGTACTTTTTAAATAGTCTGGCCTAAGACTTGAACCACCAGTAAATGTTCTAATTCGTTCACAGATTACTACCATCCGTTCTGTATGCTCTTTATATTTCTCTAATAACCTTAGAAGTTCCTGTCTTAGGCACATTCTTTTTTCTGTCTTGTTACTACAACCATTAAACTTGATACTGTATACTTTTCTAAGCTTGCCATCAACAGCTATACTTATTCCAGTCCTCGTATAGCTTTGGTCTACTCCTATACAGACTAACTTATACATTTTTTAGCCTTATCCTTCCCATTCCTACATTCCAGCAGGCTTCCCTTAAATTACATTTTAGGGCTTTCTTACATGTAGGAGATGTACATTCTGGATGCTTACCGACCATGGTTTTAGTTTGGATAAAATCATTCTTATATTCTTGGATCTGTTTTAACCTGTCCAAGTAAGGTTGTATATCTTCCTTATTAAACGTCTCCCCGTATATTTCAGGGAAAACCTTAAACGACTGGTCATTTTTATCTTCCACTAATACAAAACCATGCTTTACCTTTTCAAAGAACATGTACATTCTTAATTGTTTCCTGCCAGATGGATGGCTAGTGGCTTTCTTAAACTGGAAGGTGTTCATTGACTTAACCTCTACGACCCATTCTTTGGCCCCTAGAGTTATTCGGGCATCTGGGGTATAGGATAAATCATACTTGGGGATAAACCTACTTATATCCATATTCTCTTTTAATCCTAGGCCACCTGAGATGAATAGCCTTTGCCATTTCTCACCTATGGATTCACCTTCTTTGAATATACGCTTTAGGCCAATACTTATATTTTCACCTTGGGCTTGCTTGAAGAAGAGGGAGAGGACTTGCTCCCTAAAACATATTTCTTTATCAGACTTTATTATAGCGCTACAATGGAGGCCATACCTGTCGCCCTGTTGTTGGGCTTGTTTCTTTTGCATTGTTAACATTTCTAGTTCTTCTTTATATTTGGGCGTTTCATAGAATAGTTTATTGAGGGCCTGCTCTATTATAAGGTTGGCTGTATTAGTTACTATTCCCTTGGCTTCATTCTTTATCATTTCCCGTATTTTGGACATTTGATTTTAACTCCTTTTCTCTTTTGTAGCTGTCTTGTAATATTTTATTTGTAGTTTCAATAGCAAGTGAGATTATGTCATCCCTGTCACATCTTGGGCACAAGTAGGCTTCTACATGCTTATAATAAAAACATTCCTGACCACACTTACAGACCATTAGACTCATCGGTTACCTTCCTACCTTTCATTAGTTCTTTCCTTATAGTTGCTATATCGTCAAAAGAGGTAAAGCCTTTTTCAAAGAACATTGGTATTTCTGCCTCACCCATTGGATTGCTTACCTTTGATTTGACTATTTTGGTCTTCATGATAAAGCCTACTTTTTCATTATTGGCTGCATTTTTAGGGTCTTTGTTAGGTATTTCTATCCAGCTCTTCCTGCCTACTTGGATTCTAACACTACTATAAAACTTAGGAGCCCTTCCTCCCGGGGTATCTGTCTTTTCACCAAACATCATAGCATCTACTTTGTCCCTTACTTGGTTTATTAAGATAATAGTTGTACCTGTAAACTCTACTATCTCTTCTAGGACCGGTAGATACTTATGCATTAGTCTGGCTACCCCTCCCATCCTTTCGTTTACTGCCTCGTCTGTTGGAGAGTTGGCCGACTTTTTAATCTTATCAATATCCTCTTTTGGTTTACAAGCTGGGATACTGTCTAGGATTATGATGGGGATACCGGTCTCGGCAAAGTTAATCATTTTATTCATAGCTTGCTCTCCATACCTTGCCCTGTATACCAACATTTGCTTTGGTTTATTACCAAAAGAGGCTGCCCTTTGGGCATCAAACGTGCCTTCAATAGGGATGTATAGACCTAGCGAATGTAAGGACATGAGGTGATACCCAAGGCTAGTCTTTCCGGAGCTCTCAGGGCCAAACACTTCAATAATCCTACCTTCTGGCATACCACCTCCTATTATATGGTCAAGGTCCTCTATACCAGTAGACCATCTAGGTATTTTTAAGTTAGACTTATCAGACCCAAGAGAGAAAATACTACCTTCGCCTTCCTTTTGGGCTATTTGTTTACATAATCTCATTATCGCTTCTTTGTTTGTTTTAGCCATTATCTCCTAGCCCCTTTCAAATATAGGGTTGAGTTGAATTTTACTGTTCTACTTAAATATGTTTTCTTGTTAAACTCCAGGGCCCCATCATTGAAGAGGGATTCTATTACCCTACTAGTGACAGCCCTACTTTTACATCTTTCATAGAAGTCGTCATAACTTCTAAAAGGCCCATTCTTATTTCGTTCTTTTTGTATGAAGTCCGCCGCCTTACCGCCTACATTCTTAATTATATTATATCCCATTTGTATTGCCTTTTCGCCATCTACTTCCCTTATAGAAAATGAAGCTGTATAGTTTACATGCGGAAGGAAGAACAGTATTCCCTCATTTGCCGCTTCACACATGAACTCTGCCTGTTTCCTTTCATCCACTTCATGCTTAGCTGTGGCATACCAAAACTCTGTAGGATGCTTTACTTTATGGTACATTTGCCATTCTGATATTAAAGCATAGCCAGCCCCATGGCCCTTATTAAACATGTACAAGGCCATGGCTTCAAATAGTTGTTTGGATATTGCCTCTTTAACATTTGAATTAAGCTTTGCACCTTTAATAAACTTGTCCTTAAGGATACCTCTTTCCTCTTCTGAGAACTTAAACTTCATTAGTTTATCAATATCTCCCGGTTCCATCTTAGCTAACCCCTGACATATACGCATTACATGTTCTTGGTATATGATAGAACCATATGAATCAGATGTATATGGGAACCATATTGTACTTTCATCTATATTCTTTTTATTACCAGCATACTGTTCGTGAGTCTTTAAGCTTAGTGTCCCTGGTCTGTTTAGTGAGATAGCCGCTATAACATCTTGGATATTATCTGCCTCAATTTCTTTGAGTATGTTTTGGGCAGCCGGTTTGTTTAACTGGAATATGCCAAGTGTATCACCTGACTTAAACTTCTCATACATTTTATTATGGACTTCCTCATCTATATTACGCCTATCAAACTTATCACCTGTTATCTTTTCTATTTCATGGATTACATTCATTGTTTTTAGGGCCAATACGTCAAACTTTAACATGTCCAGGGCCTCTACATCATACTTATCATAGGAGCAAATAAGGTTATCCTTTACTTTTAATAAAGGGATGTATTTCCCTATTTTATCTTTGGTTACTAATACCCCTGCAGGATGTTGGCCGTAATACTTAACTTGACCACAGAGCTTACAAAAGTGCTTGATAATATCTTTATATTCCTTGTCAATAGACTTAATCTGAGGGTCACGTACAAGCTCGTTATAATTAATGTCTACAAACTCAAAGTGAGCCATGTCAGGTACCTTTGCTATGAGGATGGCCTTTATCCTAGCTAACTCTGTAGAAGGCAATTCATATATCTTGGCTAGGTCATTGATTAAATTAGCACCTTTGTAATAGCCAAACGTGATTATAAGGGCTGACCTTTTATTGTACTTTTTTAAGATATACTCCATTACATCCTTTTGCCTACCATTTTCAAAGTCTAGGTCTATATCAGGCATTTTCTTCTTATCTGCTCTTAGGAACCTTTCAAAGTCTGTGCCTAGCTCTAATGCATCTATTTCTGTTATCCTTAACAATTCAGCTACTTGGCTTCCACCAACAGACCCCCTACCTGGGCCTACATAAATATCATTGTCCTTTGCATACTTTACATAATCACTTACTATGAGGAAGTAATCACATAGGCCATGCTTTTGGATTATCGACATTTCATATTTAACTCTATCAATATATTCTTGGGTGTACCTTCCTGTCTCCTTTAGCCCTTCAATGCATAGTCTTTTCATTTCTTTAAAGCAATCGTCTGCCTCATCATAGGTTGGGATAGAGTCACTAAAGTCAAGTTCCATGTTTACTTTATTGTATATTTCATCCATGTTGGCTAGTAGTTCTTTAGGGTTGTAGCCATGCATTTTCTTAAACTTACTGACTATATCAGCTTCACTATGCATGTACCTCTCTTTGTAGGTATCTTCTATATGCTTGAGGGATAGCCCCTCCCCTTTGGAACTACCTATCTTAGACATCTTGTGCATCATTAAATAAGAGTCAAAATCCTCTTTGGCAGTGAAGTGAGAGTCTGTAGTGAGGATACACTTTACATTGTGTTGCTTGCCTAACTTTAGCATTTCCTCATTTACTCTTTCCTGTAGCCCAGGTTCATCTAAGGCTATGGGTTGTATTTCAAAGTAAAGGTCATTCTTAAATATAGCCTTGAATTTATTTATTGCCTTTTCTATTTTGTCTTTTTTACCTTTGGCAACTAGTTGGGGGATAAAACCACCGATACAAGCCGTTGTGCATATTAAACCTTCTTTGTACTTTTCTAACATTTCAAAAGTAACATGGCCGTATCTGTAGAAGTTCTTTTCGTTTGCCTCGGATAATATTTGGCATAGGTTTTTATAGCCTACTTTATTCTTGGCATACAGGCAAAGGTGAAAACGCTTCTTAGTAGAATCAAAGGAGGGCTGGAAGTAAACTTCACAGCCCATTATTGGTTTTATCTCTGCCTTCTTACATTCCATATATAATTGTGCAATGCCGCATGCATTTCCATGGTCTGATATACCTAGGGCTTTCATGCCTAGTTCTTTGGCATAAGCCACTATGTTCTTTACTTTATCAAATCCATCAAACATGCTATACTGTGTATGTTTGTGTAGTTCAAAATACATTTATTATTACCTCACATCCTCTTTGTATATGTGTAAGCTACCAATATGAACTACCATATCTATTTGTTCATATTCTACTCCCATCTCTTTGGCTAGGTCTGCCCCGCAAGAATGGGCTATAAATAAGTCATATAGGAACTTCTTTTTAAAGTCACAACTACGCATATTAAGAATAACTATTACCCTGTTATGCCTATATAAGATTTGTATACTCTGTATACAGTGCATTACAGGAAAGCTTATGATGAATTGTCTGGATTCTATATCCTTCTTTTCAGCTGCTAGTGTTTTTATTTGGTTAAACATGTCTACATAGTGGGCAGTAATGTAACCATTTATCTCTACATCTACGAGGCCTTGTTTCATTGTATTGTAGATAAGTGATGCCTCTATTACATTTAAGCCCCATATCTTTAGCATTTCATGGTCTAAATCTTTTAAGTGTAGGCTAGCTGCTACCATTTCGTAAGTTGTTTTTGTTTCGTCTAGCATAATATCTGCTTCTACTGCTTCCATCATTTCTAACATTTGACCGCTTTTTGGCATTTTAAAGACCCCTTTTTATTTTTTATTTTTTGTAATCCTCACAGATTTTTTCATAGTTTAATTTTTGTAAACGCTCTATTTGTTCATGCACAATTGCTTTAATTTGGTTAAACTTGTTCCTAGCATCCTCATCCGTACCATTCATTTGGTCTCTTGTGCATTGGTATATAAAGTCTTTCTCATTCCACTCAAATGTATCATTAATTTCCTCTGGGAAGTATAGGTTAGTTGCTTTACCTGTCCTTGCCATCTTAGCATAGAATTGGGAAGGAGCATCAATGTCTATTATACCGTTCATGAGTGGTAGCTTTTCAAGTAGCTCTAGATACATCCCATAAGCAATTATGTTATCTGTTTCTGGTTGTATCTGTCTATCTATCCTTTGTTTGATAAAGTGGATTGCATCCTTTAAGCTGATTCTCATAAAGTAGAATGTCTCTAAGCACCTAGGCAGAATATACCTAGCATCCATGATGCTGATTTGCTTACTGTCTATCATATCACAGTATAGTTGCTTGGCTAGCTTTACTATTTGTTGATACCTGCCATAAAGATCTTTTCCGTATGGTGGTTCGCCCTCTTTAGCACCATTGCTGTTTTGTATACTATTGGGAACTAGGGCTGCTTTATGGGTCCACCATTTATCACCTGAACAGTCCGCACTAAACGATGCCGTCCTATACCTAAGGATGTGTGTAACTTCCTGTAGTGATATACCGCTTATCTTAAACACTAAGTTTACCGTTTCCAATGCCGTAGGTAAAGCATTTCCTTCTAGGCATTCACGGATTATTGCGTCCTTTTGTATTTTACGATAATTGGCCGAGTCCATTGGTTTTTCTGCCCAAGTAGCCTCTAGGAAAGGGACAATATATTCCCTTAATTGTTCCTTAGTTGGGCAATGTAATAACTCTACCTCAATTGCATCTAAGTTGTTCTTAAACTCTGTTGTCGGCGCCTCATAAAACCTTATTTTCATTGGTAAATCAACTGGGCCTAAATCATTATTTTTTGGCATTTTATTCCTACCTCCTGTAATTGTTTCCTAAGCTCACTGATTCTATGCTTTGTATTTGGTATCCATTCTAACAACTCTGTATTACCTAGGTTAATCTCGTTATTTGTAAACTGTAGGACCGATATTGTATCTGCCAGCCTAACAATTAAGTTAGCAATATGGGATACCTCATCGGCTTGCACGCTTAGTTCTGGGAAATGCAAGTTCATGAATTGGTTTTCATATTTGGCCAATATTTCGACAATTTCTGGCATCCTTTGCTTAGCATCGTGGGTAATATCATTTGTTATTATTTCAGGTATATCATGGACCAAAGCTAGTTCAATGGCCTTTAACTTGATTATATCATCTACCTCTAATTCTGTACATAACATTTTTGTAAATAGTGCAACAAAGTAGGAGTGGGAGGCGACTGTCTCTTGTTTGTTTTTGTGGATTGTATTGTACCTTACTATGCTATCTAAGCGATATAATTCTTGGATTGATTGTCTGTTTAACCTCATTCGATTATACCTGTAAAGCGATACCTTTTCCCTTCTATTGCTTTGGTGATTAATTCTTTTTTTAGCATGCTTCTATCAGTAAACACTATATTGCCTGACTGGGATAGCATTACATTAAACTTATTGTTGCCTAGCGTTTCTGCAAAGTAAACTATTGGCTTTTTTAATGCATAGGCGTAGCCTGCTTCCCATATTGTGCCTATATCCTTCCCATCTGTTATCGCAAAGACTGCCCTTGAATTTTTAATCGTTTCACAATTCATTTGGAAAACGTCTGCCCTTTCTTCTTGGCTAGCATCAGGGGAAAGAACAAAAGCTTCCTTGGGGCTAAATACAGAGAAGCCAAAAGATCTTAGTATCCCTTTTAAAGCCTCTTCCCTCTCTATTTGTTCCTCACTAAAGAAGGGTGAGGCAAAATAAAAGTCATAGTGGCTTTTGTTCTCGCAAATGGCAGATACTGTTGCATCCAACAAACTAAATGTCGTCATCATCTTTTTCTTTATTGATGATTCTGTTACTATTTTTTCAAAGTGTTCATTATGAGAGGCAAGGTTTTCACCTGCTTGCCTAGATGACCAGTCTAAATCCTCTGGCTGTATATATACCAATAAAGCTCCTAGGTGGGCGAGGAATGCATCTATTTTGAATACTAAATCTACAAAGCTACGCCTTCCAGCTTCACAATATGAATAGACTAGTTCTGTTAAATGGCATCTATCCATTACTACATCTATGCCCTGTTCGTCTAGCCTTTTAAAGAATGCACAGGTTGTATCTAGTTTCCCAATCATATACGCAGCAGGTAGGGTTGTATGCATGTATGATTTACATTTAATATCTTCGTACAATAGAGACGAATCCTTGAGATATAAGAATCCTTTTTCCGCTAGCTTATTGCAAAAAGTAGTTTTACCTACCCTATCAATGCCTTCTACTATAACTATCATATTAAGCCCTCCGCTTTTCCGTATTTTCTTGTATTTTAGTCATTATTCTGTTTGCTATATCTTTAGCGTTATAGTTTGAATACAATGCAATATTTATGGCTGTTATAAACACGTCCGCTATTTCCTCAAGTTTGTTTTCAGGATCGAATTTGGCATTCCTATGCGTTTTCCATCTCTTATCGGCCCTAAGTACTTCGCCTAGCTCTTCTGTCATTGCTGTCATGTGGTAGTTAAACCATGTTACGTCGTCAACAGGCGTTTGCAAACCCGTGATTGATTTCTGGAACTCCATCTGAGCATTAAATATATCAGTTAGAGAAGGGGAGGCAGGCTCCCCCTCCTTATTAGTCATCCCATTCGTCATCATCGTCATCACTATCTTCTTTTTCATCAGCTTCCTCTAGCTTTTCGATATAATACTCTGCATCCTTCTTAGGTTTTACTTTTAAATCCCTTGAAAGGCATAGTTTATACAATTCCTTTGATGACATTTCTTCGTAATCAGTAGTTTCGTCTTCATCCTCTTCCACTACTACTTTACTCTTCTTTGCTTTCTTTTTTGGTTCTTCATCTTCATCCTCGTCTTCATCTACAGGTACTTCATCAGAGAATGCCTTCTTTAATAAGGATATTATTTTTGATTCACTAAAAGGTTTTGATGTATTGTTCTTAAAGCTTACTTTGTCCATTGGAACAACACTGTAAGTTGTCTGTTGTTGAGTGCCGTTTCTTGTTATTACATAATCTCTGTCTGTGATTGTCCCATATGTGTCATACATTCCAACCAAAGCTGGTATTGGAGTGCAGTTATTTACAGGAGAGAGTAGGAGTTTATCCTCTTTTGCCTCATAGTCATATACTGACCAAATATAGCTATCACGATGCCTTAACTCATCATTATTACAGTACTTGCATTTCTTACCAAATATCTCTTGGCATGGTACATTAATTCCTTGTGCATAGCTATCATGGAATAGTACTTTCATTCCGTCATCCATGTCTTGTCTAAAACGTATCCTCACTTTTACACCGGGCTTGAAGTAGATAAACTTTCCTTTGTTTATGCCTGAATTCTTTACTTGGTTTTTAATGTCGTTTACTAATCCCATTTTGAACCCTCCTGATTATCTTTTTAGTATTTTTTATCGCCAATTTTATCTGGCGTTTATCCATTTCCCCAGGGTCTTTTATTCCTTCGGGGAATGCAAATCTGACTACTTTAAAGAAGCTTTTAAGATATTGTGTTCCTTTTTCACCACAACTATCAGTATCCAATGCTGATATTATAGTAGTTACTCCTTGCTTTTTTAGTTTCTCAATTTGTGGTTGTGTTATTTTCCATCCAAGGATAGCCGCTACTTGGTTTAGTCCTGCTTGTACCATCTTTAGCCAATCCATGTAGCCTTCTACCAGTACTACAGTTTTGCCTGAATAGTTACCTACCAAAGTATCCCTTCGGCTAAATCCTTCATTATATAAGTACTTCCTTTTTTGCTCAATACGTTTGTTATTAGTCCTGCATACCCATCCTCTAAACACTCCCATGTCAAACATTGGGAATATTATTGGATACATTTCATTGTAGTTAATCTTAGCTTTACATTTGTTTAGGGTGCCTGTCCTAAATCCTCGTTTTTGCATGTATGTCTTTATTTCTGAACTTTCCCTATACCAATCTATTGTTTTTAAGCCGTAGTAATAATCGTGGGCTTGCATATTGAGGGCTACATCGTTTTTTATTCTTGCCTCATGCTTGACCATCTTTAAATGCTTGGTCTTCTTGCTTCGGATTATTCTAAAATATTTGATACATGCATGTAAGTCATCCCACTTTTTATTTACTAGCTTTACAAAGTGCATAGCATCACCGGAAGCATGGCAACCAAAACAATAAAAACTACCATCAAATAAATTTACTAAAAGGCTTGCATTAACGTCCTCATGAAAGGGGCAAACTATTTTAAAGGTCTCATTCCCATCAAGCAAACCGTAGTAATGCAAAACCTTTGCCAATGCTGTACCTTTGTCAATTGTCATCTACCTTCTTTTCTTTAATTTGTACACTTTTTACAAGCTTAGCGGTATAACATCCATCTAAATCTGTTTTTGTAATTGTACCTACCTCGTAGGCTTGTTTGAGTGCTTCCTTATTCGGTGTTAAAAGGACCTGAATAAAAGGCTTAAACTCTTTTGGTTTTATTCCTGATTCTTTTAGCAATTCAATTAGTCCATCCATATCATTGACCACGAATTGTTTGTTGGCTATTTTATCAAACACATCTTTGTCTAATTTCTTTTGTAAAGCAGGAATATCATAATCAATATAGACCCTTTCTACTTTTTTAGCCTCTATAACTTTAGAACCTTTTTCTAAATTTCTAGATGTGACAGTGATAATGTTCACGTCTGGGTTCTTATCAAAATACATTTGTATTTTTGATTTGTTCTCTAAGAGAGTTTTTTGCATTGCCTCAATTTCCCTCTCTATTATCCTCGTGTTTTTCACTAATGCTTTTATATCCACTAGTTGTCTCTCCTCTCAATGCTTGGTAAACACCCTTGGGCCATCTTGTTCCTGTTTTTACCCATATTACATTGTTTTTTCTGATAGTAAATCGTATTCCATTTCTAGTTGTCACTACAAACTCATGTTTGTGTATTTCGTCTATCATGCCGCTTAACACCTTTGTATCGTTTACTTTAAACGCTATTAGCATACCAATCTTGGCACTGTCTACATAGGTGTATTTTTGCCTTACTTCCCTTTGTGGTTCTTGCTTTTTATTATCGAGCTCTATATCCCACTCGACACTTGATACCAAGTCCTTCTCGATGTCTTTTGTCATTACGGTTGATTCATCAATAATCACTACATTCATCTCTACACCTCTTACTTCACTATTAACTATCGCATCTATGAGCTCTGCTTTCTTCATGTGATGCCTTCCTTTAATATCTTTTGTTTTCGCTATCTCTAGTAGTTTACTAACCGTAAGGCTTTCCAAAGCATTTTTATCCATCATCTTATCCTCCTGTAAAGGTATTTGTTTACTATAATTCTATTATATCATAATATTTCCCGAATGTAAATACTTTTTTTTATCTTTTTAGAGCGGTTCTGGGCAAAAAAATAGCGACCCGAAGGTCGCTTTCAAAAGGTGTTTTATTATGGTAACAACTTTATTTCCTTTACTTTAATTCATTATACAGGAATTTATTATACAGGCTTAAGAGCATTGTAGCTGCCTCAGCTCTAGTTACTGGGCTATTTGGGTCAAAGATGTTGTTTCCTCTTCCTTTGACCAAGCCTAGGTTGTATGCCTGTGTAATATTGTCCTGTGCCCAGTGTCCATCTATATCGGTGAAGGTCTTTTCTGTTGGTACACCTCTAAGAAAAGCAATTATTTCATTAAAGGGGTATTCCTCACCGGGGCAGTTTGGCCTACGTATTGGATTAATTTCATAGTGTCCGATTATAGTATCCCTAGAAGGAACTATATCGTGGTCAAAAGCATCTTTCACATACTGGATTATGAATTTATGCAGTATCTTCGTGGATGCTAGTTGTTGTGCTGTTATCTTGCCTTTTGTTTCTGAGTACAAACCTTCATGTTCTATGCTTACTGTATAGAAGTTGGGGTTTATGTTTTGTTGTTTCACTATTTCAGCGGTTGCGTGTGGAATGTCCTCAGGTTTTAATCCGTTTGACCACGCCTTGTAATCAATAGACATAAACTGATAGACTTTTCCATCTTTAGCCACTAGAAAGTGGGCTGAGCTATCTTTATTAATCTCATTATTAAACCAATCAATGCAGGCTTCTCTTGAGCCTTCAACTATGTGGTCTACAATCACTAGTGGGACATGTCCTTCTCTAGAGGATTTGTTTGTCTTAGTTGTACCTGCCCATAGAATGTTTTCTTGAGCCCATACCTGTAATTCTTTGTCCATGTTTTAGCCCTCCTTATTTTTTAGTAGCCTCTTTTAGTTTTTCTTCTATACTGCACATTCTAACGTCTATCCTTTCTAGAGTAGACGATACTTTGACATTTGTTTCAGACTGGATTTTGATGAAGTCCATGAGTTTTATCTCTCTTTTTTCATAACCGGATAGCATGAACACTAACAAACCTACAAATAATACCGCAAAAATCCCCCATCGTTTTACATAATCAAATATTTCTTTGCACATATGTATCACCTCCTATTCCCAAGTCCCATTGTATTTTTTAACCGGATAATCATTCCAACTGCTTGTATTATACTTTTTAAGAGGGTATGGCACCCATGCTCCATTAACATATTTTTTAAGTATTGCTATCACATCAGGAAGAAGAACCTCTACCTGTAGGGATACGTCTGATATCGCAACTTCTGGAATAATGATTTCAGTTTGCAAGTTAATACTGACCGTTTCAACTTGAGTTATGGTCGTTTCTACCTGAAGATTTAAGCTAGGAACTTCCACGTCTCGACTAGTTAAAGTTATGCTTGCAACAAGTCCTTCTGCATCTGAGTTTCCCACTGTTCCCGTCACACTTGCAGACACACCATTTGTCAGCGTATTAAAAGTAACATCATCACCATAATACGTTCCCACAGAGTCAGTCACAAAAGCTCTCACGTGGTAAGTTGTGAGGGCCTCTAGCTCTATAATGGCTCCGGAAAGTGTACCTGAGCTTGTAGTAATCACTTTCTTAGAGTTTGCGGTTGTAGGGTTTGATGTTTTGGCATATACAAACCCCATTTCAGTGACCGCAGAGATACCACTATAAAAAATCCCGTTTAAAGTGGCCGCTGTGCCTGTTATTGATGTTGCATCGAGCGTGTCTAAATAGGGAAACTCGGCTAACTCAACTTGAAGGTTTACCTTTGATAACTTTACACTTGTGCCGTTAACCTCGGACTGTAAAGACACACTTGATATTTTTGCTTGACTTGCATTTATTTCTGTTTGCAGGTTTACACTCGGGATTATCGCATTTGTAGCCACCTCATCACCGCCCCTATACTAACTTCACCCCTGCTTCAAGCCCATCAACCTCAGATCTTGACCAAGCTGATGAGGTAGCAGGCGATGATTCGTAAATGGTTTGATATTGAAGTGTTCCGCTGCCTAGGCTAATTGTACTTCCTTCATAGTCTGTACTTCCAATTCTAAACACAGGCTTTATTTGAGACCCAGCACCTGCCTCTTGGGCGTAGATATTATGGCTAATGGCAACTATGCTTGCGCCAGATGGAATACTTTTGTCAGCTGTAAGCTCCTCCATATCAAAGGTATCAATGTCTCCTGAAGTCGTTGATTTGATATAACTGTACTTAGGAGAGGGGTCTGTCTGATTTGATACAGCCTCCCAATGATTGCTTATTGCATAAGGAGTAAAGGCAAACGTTTTTATGCTGTTTCCTGAGGCTTGTGAATAATCATTTGTTCCCAAAGCTGGCAGAGAGTTGGCCAAGCCGTAATAGTTATATACACTACTTCCATTGACGTATATAACAGGTCTTATCACATTACTAACCGATGTGTTTACATACAGGTCTCCCGACTTGAGTGTGTGCCCCGGTATGACAATGTGGTCCGCACTGGTGCCTGTTGTTGCAGTAATAGTTGCAACATTTTTGTATAACAAAATGATGTCTCCTGTTGTTTGACCTGTGACACTTGAAACAGTAAAATTATCTGCATCAACGTAGGTTATTATTCTGTATGCAGCCCTTGTTTTATTGTATATTACATCGTTCGTTGATAATCCATGTCCTACTATCTTTATATTGGTTGTAGTTGTTCCACTTACACCTTTTGCATAGCCTTCACACACATCCCATTGTGATTTGTTGCCTTCGCCTTTCGGTTTGAGTGAAACAATAGTACCGCTACCACACCAACTATTGTTTGCTGAACCGGAAGTATCGTTTAAAGCTATGTCATCAAAGTAGTATACATTTGACGTTTGCAAGGTGTGGCCCAAAACCACTTGTGACAAATTTAAGCTCCCTGTATTAATCCCCGTTTCTTCTTTTATCACAACATCATCTTTTTTTACAGTGTAAGCACCAGTACTGCTATTTGCCTTAAAGTAAATATCAAACTTTATCCAAGTGTTAGAGCTGAGATTAAAAGTGTAAGCATCTGCATATGACCCAGCTTTTCTGACTTTTACTTTAAAAGTGTTTTGTGTTGATGAGTGTACTATAGCGATTAAAATGTTACCTGAAGTGTCTCTTATCCTAATCACTTCAGAATCTGAGTAAGGGGTCACACTCGTATACTTAAAATGTACCCTAAAGTATCCTTCAGAAATTGAAGTGTTCAGTGTTTTTGTTAATTGAACACCAGCTGCCGACCCATTGTCAAACTTTAAACTATATTTGCTACATGCATTTCTTCCCTCAGATAAAGCAGCATAATAAGGGAAGGTGGCTATGCTATATTCATTTACTTGTTGGCTATTAGGGTTTCCCTCTAGGTATCCTGTGTAAGGCAACCCATCCTCAAATCCTTCTTGCCATATCCTAGCCATGTTAAGCACCTCCTGTATCTAACCATAATACATTCTTATTGTCTGGCTCGGTATCACTTTCATAAACCAACCTAAAATCAATCCAATTGGTACCATCATATTGGCTTAAATTACCCCTTACAAAATCAATATGTATGTCATCCTTCTTGGGGTTCTTTGGCTTTTCTGTTCCAATGGATATTTTAGGATTAATGGCCCCTTTGTTGGGGCCAAAACCTACTCTCTTACTAGCTCTGGCCATATCAAAAACCTCCCCAAAAGTCAATATAAGTTGCTATTCTTTGGGTTGTAAAGTTTGTACCATCACGCCTTGTTGCGTTTATTCTTGCCCAAAAGTTTTGAGGACCTAAACCATTATCAAAAATAGATACACTTTCGACTAGGAAGTCCTCATCACTGATATTTAATTCAGGAATATTAACATTTAGCTTCTCGGCCGGATTAATTGATAGCACATTTGTCTCAAAGGACAAACTAGCTGGCCTTGTTGATTCCTTTTTAAGTTTATTTCTGATAAACTTGTTTGTTTGATTAAAATACACTATGATGTCTCCGCCTCTTTTTATTGTATCACCTTCTGCTTGGCTTGGAACTGTATCAACAGTTACATTGTCAGCATCCAGAACTCTTACAACATTTCTATAGGCATTCCTTGTGGAGTTGTATATTCCATCACCTACATTTAAGCCATGGTTAGTCATTTTGATAATTGTAGTTGTTGTGCCAGCCTCGGCTGTATCAGAAGTAGAACCAACCATTCCAACAATCTCATCTACCTCAAAACTGTTCCCATTTAATACGGTCCTTACAATACGGTAAACATCTCTTGTAAAGTTCCAGATGATGTCTCCGGCTTGAACACCGTGGTTTGTTTGGGCTATGACGGTTGAAGTAGTAGCTGATTCAGCTGTTTTATATTCTCCTTCTGTAATACTTCCATCCTTTACAACTACACCGTAAACTCCAGTGCCAGCATGTAAGTTTTGCATCTCGGTGGATTTACTAAAATCCTCTGCACCGAAGATTATATCATTTCCTTTTTCATCATAGCCGCCACAAACAAATGTTTTGTTATAGTAGTTATCTAATGACCAATCCATCTCCAGTTTCCTGAAGGGCCTTACATTACTTGTTGTATCAATTGAAATATCGGCATCAGGAATTGTGCTTGGCTCCTCATAGAATTGTAAGTAACCTTCATCATCTATGAACCACTGGTAGCCACTTTTTTCGGCACACTCATCCAATACATCGGATATCGATATTGCATCGCTTCTCCAATCCTCGGTAAGTGTTCCTCCTGTACCTATAGTTGTTTTCTTTATCCCATCTTGGAATAAGTATAAATCAAGCATATCTTGTACTATATCACCGTATGTTGTTCCTGTAGGATATGATATTTGTATGGTCCTTCTTGCCGGTATCTGATTGTAGCCATAAAAACTAACTTGCATATACATGTCACTTATACCGGCTTTGTTGGTCAGTAATTGCTGTCTTACTTCGTTTATTATTCCTCTGAATAGCTGTGTTGTTGTTGCACCACTTACCATATATAGCCGCATATAATTGCCGGGATACAATATAAAGCTATTATTTGTTTTCATGGTAAAACTTCCTTCGCTTTGGCCTCCTGCTTTCCTGTTTAGCCTAAAAGTCCCCGGCATCACCATGTTGGTTCTATCAATATATTTGTAAAGCCTAACTGAATCGCCTTCTATTTGTGGCCCATAATCAATCCCCGGTTGTCCTCCAGCTGTTATTGAATCATCCAGAGGAATTGTATTAGCATCCAATCCTGTTGCCCCAACTAGGCGAGCTCCTCTTTCTGCATTTTCCCATCTCCTAGTTGTGTTAACTATAAAATCCTCAGGACTTAAACCATGCCCTGTAATTTTTATTTGGCTTGAACTGGTCCCTGCTTCGGCCGTTTTTGTACTTTGATATTCTAGTATTTCCAGAAATACCCGAGTTGTTGGGGAGGTAACTGTACCTTCTAAGCGTGAGTATTTGATTTGATACTCAAAATAGGCTGGGTCTCCTCCTGCCCATACCATACTTAGGGAGTTATCATAAGCCAAAAACATCTTGGGATAAAATTGCCTCTTTGAGTTATTCTCGTTGGTAGCTTGGACAGAGATTATTTCCTCTTGCAGCCCCCATGTGTTTCCACTTCTTTTCATAAAAATTATTTTTGTTAGTTGTTGAAACAAAAACTCATCCCCGAAAGAAAAGGCGACACATATATTGTCATCTGAGTCTACGGCAATACAAGGGTAGTTATATTCAACATACGTACTTTCATTGCTAGCCAGGGTCTCTACACTCTCCCAAGTACTCCCATCACTTGAGGATACATACTTTATCCAGTAGCCTTCCCAGTCAACAGCATCAATTTGAAAAACTATGTGCACTTTTTGATTTGAGTCTACTGCTATTTTTGGATCTGCGAGAAAGTAGTCTGCATCGGTACAGGCACTAACCCAAGATGACCAGTTGCCCCCTCCATTTAGAGACCTAGTGTAAGCCACTTGACAAACCCAGCTTGAATTATTGTATGCTGTACACGCAATATGAAGTATATCATCGGCATCACAAATTAAATCCGGAACCTCATAGTCATAACTTGCACTTGGTTGAATGTTTGTGATAGCAGACCAATTTGAACCTCCATCGGTTGATTTGATATATTTTATTTGGCAGTCAGTATATTCTGTTTGATATGTTTCGTCATTACCGTGCCATACAACATGAATGTTATCACTAGAATCAATAGCAATGGCGGGATTTTTTTGATTATAGGTTCCAACTGAGCCTATTGTTGCCCATTCTGACCAACTTACTCCCCCGTTTGTTGATTTTGTATATTTTATGACCCGATACGAGCCTACAATGTTGGCTACGACAATGTGAATATTGGCATTAGAGTCCACAGCTATTCGTGGATAGTCACATCCATTGGCAGTTAGAGTCCCTATCTCAATCCAATTTGTCCAAGTTACTCCCTTATCACTGGATTTAGAGTATACAACTTTATTATAGTTAAAGACGCAGGCAACATGTATTACTCCATTTTTATCAACGGCTAAGCAAGGATAGTAGTGCCTCTTATCACTTGTTGGGTTTATATTTGCATAACTACTCCAATCTGCCATATTAATACACCCCCGCCATCTTCATGCTCTGTGCCATTTGCCTACATATTTCGTTTACATTGTCGGAGCTTATTTGGTTTCCTGTAACTGTAATGTTGATAGAAGCCTCTCTGGCATCCCTTCTAAAGTTGTTTCCAGTTACCATAGCCCCTGTGTTTAAGGCCATGCCTGCTTGCCCTGTATACAGGTTATTAAAAGCCCCTAGTTCTGCGCCTGACATAGCAGCCATTGCCCTTAGCTCACCTAGTTTACTTGGTCCTTCTTTTAAGAGGGCATTAAATAGCGGACTGTCCGCCCCTAGCCTAGTCTTCATATCTTGTATTGTTTTCATCCATTCTTGCATGGCCAAAGTCTTGGCTTGCTGCCTTGCTAGTAGCTGTGCAGGTGATACTTTGGCAAACTGTTGAATTTTATCAAACATACCACCCAATGCACCCATTACACTACTTGCTTCTGATGATATTGAACTTGCTAAATCCTTCATTGCATCCTTGAATTCATCCAACTTGCTTTTTGCTTTGTCGGCATTATCTGCTGCCCCGTCTCCGATAGTATCAAGAGCGTCTTGTATGGGGTCAGTTTGTTCTTTCATCAGGCTTTTTAATCCTGTTAGCATTCCTTTTGTTTCTTTTGGCTTTGCTATACCTGACAATAAACCGGGAGCTTTTACTGTTGGTATATCAGGTTTTCCTCCATACAATGAAGTTACCTGACCCCACTCGTTGCTTAGCTTTCCTATCTGTGGGACCTTCAAGGTTGTTAATGAATTAAATGACCTTATCAATAGATTTATAAGGCTGATGATACCATTAATTGACCACCTGATAGATGCGGCAATGGCATTCCATATTATAATAACAGCCCTTCTAAAGTTTTCATTTGTTTTCCAGAGGTATGTGATACCTGCAGCCAAAGCTGCTATTACCGCAATTGTAGCCCAAACTGGGGCACTGATAACGGCCAAAGCGGTTCCTATTGCGGCAATTACTGGTATTAAAGTAGTTATGCTTGAAACTAGCACACCTAATATAACAATTAATGGTCCAACTATTGCTATAAATCCAACTACCCCGAGGATAACCTTTTTGGTGGTATCGTTTAATCCTCCAAACCATTTCATTAACTCATTGAGAGCGGTCACTGCCTTTATAAAAGATGGAAGTAAGACCTGACCAAATGAGTCACCTAGTTCTTTTAAGCTTTCTTTAAATATCCTCATTTGGTTGGCTGCGCCTGTACTTGTCCTAGCAAAGTCGCCCTGTGCATTTTTTGTTTTTGTTAGAACAAAAGCGTATCTGAGGTTTACCTTCTCGGCCTCGGTCATGTCTTGTATATTCTTTGTAATACCTTTTGACAAGGCAAAGGCTTTGAGGTTAGCTTCGGTCATTACTACACCAAGCATCTTGAGTGATTCAGTTTCCCCTGTGAATATCGCTTTAAGGGCTGTATTAGCCACATCAACACTTATGTTTTTGAATGAGGATAAGTCACCAGCTAGACCAACCAATGTTTTGGCCATATCAGCTGATTTTGATGTACCAATCCCCATACTAGTTGCCATATCACCATAAAGGGCTGCCATGTCCAAAGCTGTTCCTTTAGCTATACCAAAGGACCTCATAGAAGTTTTTGACCACTCTTTGATAGTGTTTGCACTGTCTTTGAAGGCAACCTCTACTTTGTTCATGCTTTCAACTGTATCTGATGCTGATTTAATTGCAAAGCCTAGAGCTCCAATAATAGGGGTTGTTACGGCCAGTGACATTGTTTTGCCTATACTAACCATTCTTTGCCCCATAGCCTTCATTTGATTCTCTACACCATTCATTGTTTTGCGAAAAGGTCCATCATCCGCTGTTATTAAAGCAAACAACTCACCTACTTTTAATGCCATATTTTCACCCCTATCATTTACCAGAATTTATTAACCACTCTTTCTGCCAACACCGGATCTTCTATTACTTCTTCTTTGTTACTTAACTTATTTACAAACAAAGAGTTGGATGAAAGGCCCCCTAAGAGAACAGTGAACCTTCGCCAACTCATCGTAGGTAATTCATGTACTAAGTCTATTTTGTATTCCCGTTGAAAGTCGGCCTCTATAAGTAACCAATTTTCAACAATATCTACTTTTTTTCAGTTGTACTTCCTCCTGTTGAAGGAGCATCACTTTTTAAAGCCTCTGCAACCCATTTCATTATTTCACCTAGCTTAACTAGAGTTAATCCTTTTTCACACCATTCAGTGACATTTTCTTCTCCTAGCATTAACATTGCCATTTCTATTTGCTTTTCATCACTAAACTCAGCATCTCCGTTTTTGGCTGCCCTGTGTATTTCAAGGAAGGCCGAAGCTGGTAAGTCCTTCTTTATTTTGTATACTTTATCAAATAGCTTTATTTCTAGACATTCTTCATTTTGGTCCATTTCCTTAAAGAATTCATCAAAGTCTCTGAATTTGTTTGACATAATATCCTCCGTTTTTAAACCTACTAAGAAAGGGCTTTCGCCCTTTTAGTGATTATTGTTTGTATTGTTTTATGCTGGGGTTGACACGGTTACCGTGCAAGTGTCTGACTTGTTACTTGCCGAAGTTGCTGTTATAGTAGCGGTTCCAGCAGCAACACCTACTACCCTGCCTTCTGGAGTTACAATAGCTTTAGTTGCATCACTTGTGGTCCAAGCAATTGCTCTATCAGTTGTATTAGCTGGAGTGAACTCTACTGTGAGAGGAGATGATACGTCCCCAACATCAACACTTAGAGTAGCTGGGATTACTATAGCTGAATCCGTAACTGTGCCTAGGCTTGCAGCTCCGGAAGTAGTTAATGTAGCATTCCAGCCTGTAGGGTCATCATTTCCGCCACCTACTCCGCCTAAGCTTACACTTGCGTGGAAGTATCTTACTGTACCAGCAGGTGAAGTTAATCTGAAGTAACCTAAGCTATCAGGTCCAATTACTTCATTGTAGTCTTCAACCAATACTTGGCCTGCGTCTCTTGCTTTGGTTACTTGGTCCTCTAGGTAGTAACCTTCACATCCAATCTTTCTACCTCTTGATGCAACTAGATGTGAGTTCCAGCCATCGTCGTCAAAAGTTGTTGTGTCCGCCTTATTGTCTTCACTATCAAAACCAAAGCTTTTAAGTCCATTAACAACAACCCATGCTAGTGTATCTGGATTCTGTATTTCTAAGGTCCATCCTCTTGCTAACACTTTAGTTACCGCCATGTTATCGCCTCCTTAAATTTTGTACTCTACGATGAATGTCATGCTATATTCAAAGTAACCTTGTTCATTGGCCCCTATCATTTCGGGCTGTGATTGTGATGATAAGCAACTTACAATATAATTTTGGCCATTTACAAAGTAATCTGAATGAAAACCATGAAGGGCATCAAATATTGAATCAGCAATGCCTGCTGCCTCTATTGGATTTCTATTTCCTTTGTATATGATTTGTATGCTAGGATGCTTGTATCCTAATTTAGAATCATGACTTGGGCCGCCTTTATTGTATATTGCTATCTTATTTTCACCTTCAGGTAGCATATCAATGTAGATGTTACCGGAAGAGCCACTCGGTGAATAGGTTCCTAAGTCACAAGTATCGAGGTAAGTCGCAATTTGTTCTGCTAAAAGCATATTAACCTCCTCTTAGCAAATCCTTTATCTTATTTGCCATGTAAGTTCCTATCTCTATCATGTTCTTGTTTAGCGTTTTCTCTAAATACTTGCCTTCCCTTCCATTTTGGAAGTTATATTCTGGATGCTCATGCAGTCTTGCCGCATAGGGAGTATCATAATAAACAGTTGCCGAAGGCTTACCTTCTTGAATTCCCATGTCTGTATTACCACTTCTTTCTAGGGTACCTTCATCATGGGGAACTATTTTATTACTTTCCTGAAGGATGAACTCTGCAGCGTCAGATGCTGCCCTTATTGCTGCCTCTTGCATAGCTTTTGTTATTTTGCCGCCATTCCAGTCTATTTTCACTTGCATCTAGACCACCACACATTCTATATGGCTAACACTAAACCCTCTCATGATTTCTTTTTCTTTTATGATGTATGTTTTTGATTCTATTTTCACTTTTGTGTCTAGCTCCAATTGGAGGTTATCATCTGTAGCAGGTAAGAATAACCTACCCGAACTGTAGAACTCTTTACCTTGAGCATCTACTCTTTTCTTTTTATAGTTCTCAAACCTACACATACTTGTATATGGAGAACCATAAATTGGGCCAGTTGGAGATTGTCCTTCATACGGATATATCAAACTAGTCTGAATTAGTAAGAACGTCGGTTGAAGCATTCATCCTCACCCCTCTGTAGAGTAGTCCTTGTTGGTTTAAGTAGTTTTTTGCCCTTATTGCCACTTGGCTAGGATTACCAGAAGTAGTTGAACCTCCTGTATCATACTCAGCCGAGAAGTTTCCAATAGAGAAGCTTTTAACATTCCCTGACATTGCCGAGGTCTCACCCATGCTTTGCCAGTATTCCACTTGTGCACATGTAGCTAGTTTGGCAGCCTCCATGTGCTTTTCATTGGTTTCTACTATATTGTTGAGCGTTACCTGTTTGATTAATTCACTAGCCCTACTGAGTAACCTTTGACTATCCAATGGCAAGCATTGTTCTGTAACACATAGATAATCGGCTAAGTCAGTGAGGGTTGCGTATTGTGTGTATATTGCCATTACCTAACCTCCTTTCAAGGAGCAGTTAGCATTTCCAAGTAGTATTCCTTACTCTTTTTTGGTTCTACTTCCAAGCCTTTTTCACAACATAACTTATACAACTCTTTTGCGTTCATTTCTTCCATTGGCTTTTCTTCTGCTTGCTCTTCCTCTTTAACCTCTGTTTCCTCTACTTCTTCATTTTCGTTCTCTGTATTTACAGGAACTACATCCTCTATTTGCTCTATTTCTGTATATATTTCTTCTTCTTTAACCTCTACTTCTTTTGCATAGGGGGAGGCTATTCCATTTTTAAACCAACGCCTTGCTATATCATTTGATACATCTAGGATTTCTCCTGCCTTTTTGAAGCCTTTATAGTTTGTATCCTTTAATAATTGAAGTAACATTTTTACACCTCCGAATAAGTTAAAAGGGAGGTTGCCCTCCCCTCTATGTTATTTTATACTACAAGGTATGCATCGATTACATTGCCATTGGAGGCACTGTTTAGATCGATTGTGTTGCTTTCCAAAGCAGTTGCGCTGGCTGTAATTGTAGCAGCTGTGCCTTCCAGCACATTGTTGAGGTAAGCAGCTATACATGGGATATGGGCCCTTTTGTAAGGAAGGCCATATTTGTCTCCCCAGCCAATTGCAGTTGTAGCACCATTACCATCATGTGCAGGAACTACAATACTTGTGATTGTTTTGAAGGCCTTAGACCCAGTAACTGAACCACCTGTATTTTCAGTGAAAGCAGGAAGCGTTTCACTAATAACTTCACCTGCGTAGTTTGTACCATGGATTACTACCTGAATTGGTTTGATGTCGCCTGCTGTACCGCCAGCAGTTGCCGTAACATTTCTAGGAACATCCGGATTTGTTATGGCTGTAGTTATTGTCTGCTGGGTTCCATTGTCAGTAATAGCTGCATGGATACCAGTAGTGTTTGGTGCATCTGCACTAGCTGCTGGCACTTGGAAGTGGGCAATAAACCCTCTGTCAAGCTCTAAACCTTCTACATCTGACTGCATTACCTGACCCAGACCTGGGTTATATGGATAAAATCCGCTCATGATTGCATTCCTCCTCGAAATATTATTTTTAAAACTATATTACGGTGTTAATACCGCTACTGGGTATCTTGTTGTGTTGTTTGTGTTCAATCTGTTTATTGGATTTGGTACCTGCCAAGCAAGTCTCATAACTGCTCTTAACGCAACCATGTCCTGTTGTGCGAGGTTGTAAACAATAGCTCCTGCCCCATCCTGAATTACTGCTTGGTCAAGGATTTTGTAAGTAATATCCTGACGCATAGCATAGATGAGTTGTTTGAAGTCACCAGAGAACTGGAGAGCTGAGGATGGGTTCATAGCTCCATTTCTTGGGAAGTAAATGGGTGAACCATCTAACTCATAGCGAGTATTGTCTTGCATTGCAGTTTTGAACAATGGCTGTCCATCTGCATCCCTGAGGCCTCTGTACTTACCTCTCATTGCCATTGCAGCAACGTGGCCAGTAGCCATATAACCATCAGATTCTAGTGTGCTGATTACTCCATTTTCACCGAGAAGGTCATCGTACAAGTCAACGCCTGTTCCAAGAGCTACTACATTGCCAGCAGCAGTTGCAGCTGTCAAAAGGTTTGTAGGCCATGAAGCTGGAGCGTTTGTACCGAACATTACTGCGGCGTCAAATGCTATTCCCATAGCTTCCATGATTCTAGGTTTAATTTCACCCCAGATGTCATAGTCTTGGTCATCAAGTACTGCTTCAGGAATTGGTACGATTACGGCCAATTCTTCTGCATTGAGGTACTTGTTGTCCCATGCTTGTTCTGTAGTTTGTTTGAGGCCTGTATCACCATCAACAAAGTATGCTGTAGGCAATGTGCTCAAAACAGGTAACCTTCTTTGTGCTCTGCTCATGTTAGGAGCTTTTGTAGCTAAGCTCATGATTGCTGAATACTCAGGCACTCCCTGAATTATTTCCCTTGAAACGTCTTCTGGGATTAATGCACCAACATTACTTCTATCGATATTGCTGTTATATGTAGGCATCGTTCTTCCTCCTTATGGAATATAATTGGTTCTTAAAGTACTTTACCAGCTGCACGCCTTATCATTGCATTCATACCTACCGTAGAGTTGTCGTCCTTGCCACCCTTATTATCCATTCCGCCTCTATTTCCTTTACCGCCTTTATTATCAGTGGTGCCAAACAAATACGGCTTCTCGGTCTTAAGTCTGGCAATTTCACTATCCACACCTAATACTTCTCCCTTGGCATTAACCTTGATATTGTCAAAGTTAATAAATGCTAGCAAATCTTTTGCATTAATCGCATCTTTGGCAGCGAGCATTATTTCAGTGTTTACTTTGGTAGATTCTAAATTCTTTAACAAGTCGTTATTCTGGTCCATTAGCTTTTGTAGTTCTGTTTGTAAAGCTGCATTACCTTCGGCACCTTTTTGCATTGCCTGCAATTGCTTATTTAAGTCTTGTACTTGTGTTTTAAATGTATCCCTCTGTGATACTACTTCATTCAACCTATTGGCTGGAATGAATTCTGCCTTTTCTTTGTGGTTAATCAACACATCATATCCGAGCTCGTTTAATTTGGTACTTAGTGTTGAAAAACTTCCTTTTACATCACCAGCTCCCTCAAAAGCTTTCTCATTAGCTGATAATATTTCTTCGAAATTTGCCATTTGTATTCCTCCAATCACATTTTAACGGCATGAGTGCCTTAGTACAAAGCTTTTAAAGTCTTCATGTTTGGACTTATTTTAAAGTTTTGTTTCGTTAAGGATTTTAGTAATTTTATTTAAGTCTTCCAGAGATAAACTAGTAAAGGTATCTTGTAAGGCTTTTGTAAATATTATAGTGCCATGTATGATGTTTTCATCTATCACTATGTTCTTCTCTACCACTAATTGATGTTGTAGCATACTGCATAGAAGACAAATATCATGGCCAAGCCTTAGTACAGCAACTGGTCCTTCTAGTATTTTCTCTATTACATTCAAATCATTCTCTATGATGGCTAGTCTAGGCACATCTCCTGCCCTTTTTACAACAACATTTATATTGTCCATTTTTTATTCTCCATTTGTTTTGATAAAGGAGAGCAAGGACTTGAACCCTGCTTTTGTCGTTTTACTGTACGACTGTTTTGCCCCGTAAACTATCTCCTGTATAAATCAAAAAGGGGCTTGTGGCCCCTTATCTGAAAGGTTCTATTAATCTAAGGTCTTAATTATAAAGGAATTGTTATTGATGGTCTTACACTTAAACGTCGTATCATGTAGCATTAAAAATTCCATTACCCTCATTGCATCTAAATATGAGACCCTAACATACCCTCTATCACCTAGCTCGTCCAATAAACTCAAAAAATCTCTTTCCTCATTCATGTTTGTTACCTCCTATTAAGGCGGCTTTTAATTCGGAATAAAGGGTTGAACGTATAAACATCCTTAGCGAAGCTATATCTGTATCACTTAGATCTGTAAAGTCTTCGCCTAGTGTTCTTACAAAAAATACATCGCCTACAATAATATCATAAGGAAAGATAATCAAATTTGGTTGTAGATTTTGTAGTTTACCTTCCTCATTGCATACCATTACTACATTTGGTGATATTTCAACTACCTCGATGTACCCACCTACTATGCTTTTTAGCTCATGCAACTCATTTTGTATTTCCCTTATTTCTGGTTCTTCCTTGCCTGCTTTCTTTACTAAAACTCTCATTTCATTTTCCTCCTCTAAGGGCTAATTTTATTTGCTGTATCAATCTCAGCGTCATCGTTTCACATATTGCTTTTATTTTAGTAGGTTTTGTTACTGGTTTTGTTACCCTAAACCAAGTCGTGACCTTTACGTAATCCTCAATTAATTTGTTCCTTTGTCTCTCCATCTGTACTTGCTCCTTCTCTGAGTGCTTCTTGTATTTTACTTCTGAGTAAACTAATGTTCCATGTTTTTGCTATCCTACGCAATAATACTTGCCTTTCACTGACTTTAGCAACTTCAAAATATAGTTGCTCTAACTCTTCCCTTGTCACCTAAATTCCTCCTCTAAGAACTAATTCGTTAATATTAGCGCCCTTCTTATTTCCCTTATTGCTGTTTCTAGATGGTCCAGTGCTTCAGTTTCATTAACACTAACTTCAACACCTACCTCACTTTCCATCACATCATATGCCTCATACAACATTTTTTCTAGCTTTGCCTTCATTTCTTTTAATTCTTCCCTATTAATAATTATCTTTTTCATCTTACATCCTCCTCTGAGTGTTATATTTTATATTTTCTTGGGTGCCAATCCCATTCTGTGCAATTTGTTTCATTAATTATTCTATCAAATTCACTTTCTTCTTTAATTTGCCCTCTAACTACATTGTAACCATTATTTTGAATATCTTGATATGCTTTCTTTAATGTTCTTTGAGATATTGTTATTATGCTTATTTGTTTTGTTTCTAAATCCTTTACTACTGCTTTGTATACTTTCATCTTGTTTGCCTCCTAGCAACTAATTGTTTAACCTTATAGTACTATTATACTAAATACTAAGAACTTTGTACACCCCTTTTATAAAATAATTTCCTCACTTGTTACAAAAAGTTGTGTTCTTTCGGCTATTTTCTCATTTGCCTCATTTACAAAGTGTACTAGGTTCCTTCTTAGGCCATCCAGCTCCTTCTTCTTGACATTCAAAGTATGGTGAATGGTTTCTAATGTGGCCGTCATATTCGATAACTTGAAGGCCTTATCTCGTAGCTCTCCGTAGGTTGTGGCTTCTTTACCCCCTAGTAAGCCATCCATGTAGTCCGTAATTATTGTTTTGATTTTTTCTTCCATACTTTCCCTGCTTTGTTTCAATGCCTCAATGTTGTTTTCGAGGATCTCAACTAAGTAATCCATTTGCATCTAAATTCCTCCTTTAGTAATAATGTAGTTATTTTATCACATTGCTAGGAGGATGTACAATTCTTGGGAAATGCAAGGGAAATACGGCACACCTTTTCTGATTTACTTTTTTGACCTATCATAATCTGCTTTTATTACCACCAGTGCTGCTAAAAACAACAAAAAGTACAATAACAGCTAAACTTTCTCCTTCTTTGGACATGTGACTACGTTTATTGCATACTTTGTCGGCTTACCTACAAATATTTTACAAGCATTTATGTCCTCATTATTTTTACAATCACTACACTGGGATAGAGTAACATTTACATCGCCCTCTTCCCATTCCTGAGTCTTTTCTCTAGACATGAAAATTCACCTCCTATATTTACTTAATTTTATTTTATCACCTTCGCTTTGGTTTGTACACTATTATTTTGGAACAACTGTAATTACAATATTCGTTGAAGTAGATCTGTTATTGCCACCCTTTTCATATCTGTGTTCCCTTACTTCCTCCACTTGTACATCTATCACTCTAAACTCTTTGTCTTTGTTTATTATATATTCTAGTTCCTTTCTGTTAAAACTGTGGTTCTCTACAAACAGTCCTTCTTTGTACCCTTTTGGCAATAAATATCTTATCTCCACTCCGTAATCTCTAACAAAGACTCCTTCGATATAAGAAGTACTAGAAAAGGCTTTGTCTTGTAAAGTAGCGTTTCCTAACATTTTTCTTAAATTAATCAAGTCATCAGCATTATTTAGAGCTCCTTCTGCTAAAGCTCCTGCTTTTTCTCCAAATAAATGTTTTATAGTTGTCAGCTTGTCATGTCTTCTCATAATAAAGTTTTCACTTAGCTCTGGGCTCTTTTTCAGGGCTTTACTTAGATCTGATATTAAATCAAGAGTATTATCACTTGAATCCTCACGTATGCCTTTTCTTAGCCATTTGTTTATTCTTTCATAGGACTGCCCTGTATATCTCCTTATGGCATGCTTTTGATTGTCATTCAGCCCATTTATAAAGTTTGTATGGATAGCTACATCTTTTATTTTGTTCAAATTACTGTTGGAATATGATTTTATTTGTTTAGTATAGTTCTTGTATTTTGTAATGTCAATTGGCTCTTCTACTTTCTCTTTCTTTACCCTTGGCTTCCTTTCCTTCACTGGTTCCGCTTGTGGAATTGTTTTTGGAAGTATATCAGTCCAAGCCGGCCCTGTACTTGTACCTAGTTTCCCTGCCCTGTTGTTTATGCTTTCCCTATCGTATTTCCGCCTGAGGGTCATATCAAACTTAGCTTCATATTCTTTTAACAAATCCCTTTGTTTTTGTTGGTAAAATTGTATTTGGGCCCTAGCTAGCATGGCATCTGGTGTTCCCATTGCTACTATTTCCCTTCTTTTCCACCTTCTAATTTGCCTCTCATTTGCCCTTTGTTGTTGTGTATACTCAAATTGTTCTGGTACTCCACTTGTTCTTGTTGGCTCCAGCCTTGTCAGCCCCTCTATGTATCCAGTTACCGTATGCCTACAGTTGGGATGAAAAAGGCCTTGTGAGGTAGCCGAAGATAAAGATGGGTATCTTATATCGGTGCCTGAAATACTTAATATTTTGTTTTCCCATGGCCTACAGAGAGGGCATTCTCCAGCATGGTCGGATACTACTACTAAATCCCTTCCGTATTGCCCTTGCCTATCAATATGGCCTTGAATTGCAGCCCTTGCTGTTACTGTTCTTGTAGCCATCTCGGCATAGGTTGCCATTTCCCATCTTCTGCCTGCCTTATCTACAAAACTAGTAACACCTTTATCTGCAAACTTATTGAGCATCCTTTGGGCTATCTGTTTCCTTGTTTCTGTTCCAGTTAGTACTCCGGTTGCAACCTCGGCCTGTATTTTCCTAAAAACATCGGTTGCCTCCCTTAGGATTGATACCGAGGTATTGACTATCATCATGTTTGCTTCCATTGTTAATCTCTGGACCGAAGCAGGAATTTGATAATCGGTGAGAACGGTCTCAGGAAGTTTAAAGTCTTTGTTGGCTGATTTGACACCGCTTTCATAAGCCTGTTTTATTGCCTGAGATACCTCTTTAGCTGCTAACTTATTAACATCATTCACTAGCTTACTTAATTCTTCTCTAATGGCAACTACTTCTTTGGCTTTCTTTTCTGTCCATCCATTTGTTAGTATTCCTTTTTCTACCCTACGCCTTACCCTTTCTAACATTAAAGATTCAGCATGTGAGTAGATTGCAAACATTTGGTCCGCCAACAAAGAATTTATACTAGTTGATATTGACACCGTTCTCACCTCCTTTGATTAAATGTTATTGTCCATTGGATTTGTACTATCTGGATTCTCCATGGCCATCAATCCGTTTTCGTCCTTTATTCTGGTTGTTTCATCTGCTATTTGTTTTTCACTCCAATCAGGATGTAATAACCTGACCTTTGTTTCCGTACTTGCCGCAATGGCATCACTTATCATTTTGACTGAACTTGAGATCTCATTCATGTCATTAGTTATGCCATCACTGAAGGCCACGTTTATTGTTACATTCGGTTCAATGTTTCCGCCTAGCTTTATGTTGTACACTAGAATCATATTTTGAACTAGCTTCTTGATTGCTGGTTGCCAATATGATTGTTTTTTGTTTCTAGTTGCAAAGCTTTTTCTTTCCCTCATGCTTAGGGCTGTACCGCTTTCCGCCCTGCCTTGAATGTTTAAGCCAAAACTCTGTGGGCTGTAACCAGCAGATGTGACTATCCTTTCAAGTAAGTTTAGAACAGTTTTCTCAAACTGGTCCGCCCTTATCTCAAATTGGGCAGTCGTTATCTTCTGGCCTTCAATTGTAGGGTCCATATCTAGTTTAACATACAACATTTGGTCTATATTGTACCTTTGCTTGCCATCTTCGTTGGTCAAAAAGCTTTCAGGTATCATGATTTTAGGCTGTGCTAATACTATTTCTCTCATCCAGTTTGTAAACGTTTCATCTAAACTGTCCATCAAACCTTCAATGCCTAAATAATCAGACCTTCCTAAGTAGCTATTTCTGTCCAATCTGTTTGGTAGCATATTGGGTACATATACCGCTAAAATATCATCAATTCCTGTTTCAACTACCTGCTCTAAATCGGCTGTTTCAGGATGTGAGTTTAAGTCTATTTCAGACCCTAGCTTGTCCCCTGTCCCTAGCCATAGAGAGTACCTTATGTAGCCTCTTTCGTATCTTTCCAAGAGTCTTAACACCTTATTGCCAGTCTCATCTATATCTACTACTTTCCAGAATGTGACCGCTGTAAGAATGCCAAACACAAACTCAGGAATTGCTTTATCTGCCTGTACAACTACCGGAATTGGGTACTCACTTAGCTCCTCATCCCATGCTATTTTTAAGTAAACACCACAAATCGCACTGGCACTTTCCGCCCCTTCTAATAGCTTTCTATGAAAGCCTGTTTCTACTAGAAGTGTATCCAGTTCCTCTTGTGCTTTTTTGTAGCTGCTTCCTCCATTTAGCGTATTGGCCTCTGTTATCTTGATTAAAGGGGCCTCTGAGAAAAGGAAGTTTGCACTTGTCTCCGCTATATCACCTGCAACTGGAACATGTACAAATATCTCGCCTTTGTTTTTTATTTGCCTACTCCAGAACATCTCGTTGTTTGTCATTGTATATGGTAGTTGCATGTAGTTTTGTGTAACATACTCCGTATAGAAGTTTGCTAACAGTTCACTACTTCCACTATACCAAGCTGAGTGCTCTCTCATTTTATACTCTAACAAACTTGTAGGTGGCCATGGCATGTTCTCTTTTATTATCATATGTCACCTCTAACTTTCTCTGACTATCATAATTGCCTCGGTTGTGTAAATGTATGATAGTATGGTTGTTAATGCTACTTTAATTCTGTACATCTTACCTGCCTCACCTTTATCAACAACAAGGGTACAGGAATTGCTGTCAAAACTTTGTGAAGCTATAATGTCACTTGTTACATCTGTGTCTGCATCAAAGACTTGTGTTGCTACTGAGGCGATAGAGTCTGTGTCACCAAGAACTGTTGATGCAACTATACTTATTGGAAACTTTTCTAATTCTGATTTTGAAAACTTATGGGTGCACATTGGACCACTCCCCTCTCTGTCTATATAGAATACTGTGGTTCTTTCTGGGATAGTGAAAGTATATCTTATAAAGGAACTATCTGTAGTTGTCGTTACAATAATCCTTGCCGTTAGACCACTACATGCTCCTTCTGCAGATACGGCCTCAATGTTTGCACTCAGTGTTGCACTTATATTTGCCGTGAGGCCTTCTGCATCTGAATTACCAACTGTACTTGTAACTACTACATTTTTATCTGCTGTTATGGTTGCCGTTAGACCTAGGGCTTCACAATCACCAATTGTAGTTGTAACAGTGATACTGTTTCCTACATTTATTCCGGCAGTTAAACCTTGGGCATCACTATTCCCTACAACAGAATCTATAGTAGCATTTCTTTGGGCTGTTATTGTAGCCGTTAAGCCTTGACCGTCTGCATTTCCTACACTGCCTAAAACTGCTACCCCCATAACCAAACTAATATTTGCTGTTAAGCCTTGGGCATCTGTGTTACCTACTGTTCCGGTAACTGTAGCATTGTTTTGGGATGTAATGTTTGCAGTCAATCCATCTGCTGTGGCGTCCCCAACAGTTCCTGATACACTAACACTGTAATTTAGACTTACATTAGCCGTTAAACCTTCTGCATCTGCATTTCCTACAGTGCCTGTTACCGATGCACTTACTGCTGAAGAATCAACATCCCAAGCAGAGTAACCAGACGGAGGGGTGTAGTTGAAAGATGATGCACCGAAGTTAATAGTTAGTGTATCACGGTTTGGTGAACAAAAGAAATATCTATCAGTGAATGAATCTAAGTGGGCATCGATATTTTGATAGATGAAGTTGTCATTGCGCTTAAAGCTAATTGTGTCGTTATCAAAATCAACAATTACCGAAAGGATGTCTCCGTCATCGAAGGTATCACCATAAGAAAACGACGAATAAATCGTATTCCCCGAATCGGTAAACCAATATGCTGTGCTATTAACGTGAAAAGCCACCCCGTCTGTCCCATCAAACCCAATCCCCGGGTCTACTGATTGCGAAGCACTGCCGAAGCCAAGCATGAATAGCCCGCCGTTATATGCATCCGTAATCGTGACCTCAATATACTTTTTCCCAGAACTTTTTGAAGTTGTTGAGCGAACGCTCTTATTATCATTGCTTGAAGAAGTACAAGTTAAGTCACTGTTTGATAGAGTTATGCTAGACGCTTTATTGTTCGAATCTAGAGTTGTTGAAGGCATTTCATCGCCTCCTTATCATGTTCCTGCTGTTAGTTTGAGTATACCGTTTGAATCCCATGCAATCGTAAATGAACCATCTGTTACAGTGATGTCTCCAGGAGTCCCATCAACTAAGAAAACACCATAACCAAGCAAAGGATTTGTACCTGCAGTCCCTGGAGTTGCATCGTATAATACAACATTCCTAGCTGTCAGTGAACCTGTGATGTTCAAAACAACATCATCTGCATCAAGCTTGAGAACATTTGTTCCGCCAGTATAAGTAAGTGCTTTGTTTGCTAGAGTTGCTCCGCCTGCTGTGTATCCTGTAGCAGAGACTTCATTCGTTACATCATTGAAAAAGTCGTGTGCATCTTGGTCAGGTGTCCAAGCTGATGTAGTTAACGCAACCTTGATAGTATCTGATGATAAGTCAACTAACTTTTTAGCCAAAGCTTCTAAGCCTTTTCCAAACCATTTCATTGCAACTGTATAAGCAGCCATATTCTAATTCCTCCTTATATAATATGATTTATTAATAGCCATGTACTCCAATAAAGAAGTCTACCCACTGTGCATTTGTTACTGACCAGAAATTTACCCAAACTTTTGTACCATTTGCTAGCTGTGGCATTCTTATATCTAATTCTGTTTCCCTTGCTAGTGATTGAGGATTAACCATTACTGTAGAATAGTCACCTGCTGTAATAGCATCTGCCTCTGTAGTACTTCCCCAAGCTAGTCTTATTTTAGCTAGCTCTTGTTTCTGGAAGTTAGTACATAGTAGCCTATGTAAGTCAAACTTTGTCTTTCCTGTTACTGGTACATCTGCCGTTCCTAATACACAAACTCCAGTTCCATAGCCTCCAGTTCCACTTGTTACCCTGAAAGGAGTGAGTATATTATCAATTGCATTTGTTTCATTGTTTCCTGTCTTTTTACCATACCATCTTTCTTTATTATGGAAATGGTCAACTCCTTCGGTTGCTTCTTCTAGGATACTTGTTAACTCAGTAGCCGTATTTGTAGGCAAGTTATCGGTTTTTGTTTTTATTGCCGATATCTCTGTATCAATGTATCCAATTATTGAATTTAGTACTGCGGCAGTGTCAGCTGGAAGGTTATCTGTTTTTGACTTAATACTGGCTATCTTATCAGTCTCTGTGTCAATAACATCTAGCATTCCTTCTATTTCCGCCAATGTTGTCTCAGTAGCTGGGTCAGTAGGGATGTTTACTGTTTTTAAAGTAATAGCATCTACTACACTTTGTACATTAGCAATATCTGTAGCAAGGTCTGTATCTGTTGGTGTTCCTAGTGTTGCTTCCTTAGCTATACTTGTTAAAGCTCCACCGTCAGGTAGTAAGTCAGTTACTGCTTTTATACCCTCTACCAAAACAGTAGTATTTGAATTATCTGGGTCTACATCAAAGTGTAATTCCTCTACTATAGTTTCTATATTGGGTATTTTAGTTAGCAGCATATCAACTAACTCTATTCTGTTTTCATACAAAGATTTGTCTGGCATGATTGTACACCTCCTTTGTTATTTCTTTCCGCCACCCTTCGTTCCCTTCTTTTTACATCCCATATTATCCTCCTAGTTGGCCCTTGGTAGTTTTTGTTCTATCTCTTTTGTCTTTTCTATAAGTCGTTTTTGCCATATTAATCTTGTGCCATTTACTACATATCTTAGGGCATCCATTGCATGGTCATGCTGTTTTATTGGAGTGTCTACTCCTCTTTCTTGTCCCTTTGGGCACCATCTATAAGAGCTAAACTCACTGAGTGTATTCTTACAGCTAGATAGTACTCTTATCATATCATTATCTATTAGACTACTAACTAATTCTATTCCTCTTAGTACTTCATTGTTAGCCTGCCTTACTTGCCTTTCACCATCTTCATGTAATTGAAGCATGAAGCCTTTAGCGGAAGGGTCAATAAAGACATATTCTGTTCTTACAGGTATTCCTTCTACTCCATTAGCTATCTTCCATTTAAAGTAATCTTTACTATACTTACTAGGAGACTTTTGAATGTACTCCTTCTTTCCTTCATGGTAGTATTCAGATAAGATGTATAGTTTACCATCACTTCCTAAACCACAAAGTAAGAAAACAGTAGCATTAGATTGTCCATAATCTATTCCTATCCATTTTTTAAGTATAGAAACTGTAGGGGCTACTTTTTCGATAACCATATGTTTTTGAAACATTGAGTAGATTATTCCTTCAGCTAGTACCCAAAGGCCTAAGATAAACCTCTGGTAGAATATACCGCTAAACATCCTTTTATAGCTCTCTATCATTTTAGCACTTAAGCTAGGATTATCCTCTAGTTCAAAGTGTAGTCTTAGAGCATTCTTTTCTATTAGTTTATCTATCCATTCTAGTTTGAACCAATGGAATGGTCCTTCAGGATTACAATTAAACCAGAACTTTCTACCTTCTACTGAACACCTAGCTACCGCTTGATTAACAAATGATTCTGGCATTAGAGCTACTTCATCAAAGAAGAAGCCAGCACTTGTAAAACCTTGTACTAAATCTTGGCTCCTCTCATCTTTACCACCAAATATATAAAAGTAATTAATTGTCCAACTATCTGTTTCCTTATTGTACTTCTTTATTTCAATATAGTTCTCATCTCTATGTTCCCTTATTAAATAGCCTCTTAGTTTAAGTATTATCTTTAAAGTAAACAATACATTCCTTCTAAAGCTACCAATAGTTTTTCCAGCCATACCAAATTTCGCTCCATTATATTCTGACATAGCCCAGTTTACAAACGAGAAGGACATTATAATGGTCTTTCCGCTACGAACCGCTCCGTCACATATCAGAGCGTCTTTGTCATAAAATGGAGAGCCTTTGTCAACTAGTTTGCCATCCTTATCATACTTAGGAGGGACCCACCAAGTTAGTATCTTCTTTTGCTTTATACTAAAGGGTTGGAACTTAAATTGGGCTACCTTTTCTTTAATAATAGTAAGCATATTATTCTACCAATGTAAAGTCCACATAATAGTTCTTTCCTACTTCAAACTGTTTAGCTGCCTCTTCGTTTAGTGTCTGCATCTCTATCTTACCTGAAGGTGTATATCTAAAGAAAGCCTCGTTCTCTTCACTTCCACAAACTACAGGAAGTAAGCTTATTTTCTTACCAGTTATGAACTCCGTTATTGAATCAACTGTAAACTTAGCTCTTACCATTTTATTTTCCTCCTTGTGATGTGCTTAATATTAAGAGTAGTATTTCTATCGCTAGTATTGTTAATGTAGCAACTACAATATTCACGAACCTATTTGACATTTGTTTCTCCTTTTTTTTCTCTCCGAATAAGCAACTACTACATGCCCAATGAAAACCAAACCAATTAATCATGTCTTGTCTCTTACATTTTTTCTTGCAGCAAGGGCATTTTTTGTTAAAGGTTTTGTAGATATAATCAAGAATAGCAAACATCATCCTATTATCTCCTTTTGTTGCTGCATTCTTTTTTCATAGTCCTTTTGGTACTTACATGTCCTACATTTTGATATTAACTTTCCGCTAAGTGGATCTCGATATCCTAAGCACTGTGTAGTACTGTATTTATATATATCAAAGCATTTTGGTGGTAT